CCTACCATTTGGTTATTATGCAACCAATGGCGCCTTGGCCGATACTAATTTTGTATCTGGTGCGGTGGAACAGGTATCCTATACTTACAGGAAGCTTGGTGGTGATGTTTTGGACATCGAACTCAAGGCTCAGAACGTCTATGCTGCTTATGAGGAAGCGGTACTGGAGTATTCTTATATAGTTAATACTCATCAGGCGAAGAATGTTTTAGATTCGTTGTTGGGGAGAACCACTGGGTCATTTGATCATCAAGGTCAAATGATTTCGGGCGAAGAGTTGTCCGGAAGTAATATTTCTCTCAGGTTTCCCAAGTTTCAGTTCGGATATGCTAAGCGCGTCGGTGACGCGACTTCCACCGAAGTTGGTTTGGGGGGCCAGCAAGCAATATATTCAGCGTCCTTTAACACGACTTCAAGTGTACAAGATTATAATTTGCAGTCAATAATTTCTTCTTCGGCCGCTAGCAGTGGTAATAGTTCCTTTCCTTATTATGGCAAGGTCACAGATCGAAGAATAACCGTTAGAAGGGTGTATTATAAAACCGCGCATGCTATGTGGCGCTTTTATGGTTACTATGGCGGTTTGAACGTTGTCGGCAACTTACACCAATATGGACAGTTTGCTGATGATTCAAGCTTTGACTTAGTCCCAGCTTGGCAGAACAAGCTTCAAGCGATGACGTTTGAAGACAGCATTTATACGCGAATATCTCACTTTTCTTATGAGATCAAGAACAATAGACTAAGGTTGTTTCCGGATATCACTATCTCCCACCCGGATAAGATGTGGATAGAGTTTTCAGTTGATGAAGATCCGTGGACTTCCACTACAGACTACCGAGACAGCGTAGAAGGCATCAATAATATGAATACGCTGCCTTTTGAGAATATTCCATTCAAGAACATCAATGCAATTGGCAAACAATGGATAAGGAGGTTTGCTCTTGCCTTAACAAAAGAAATGTTGGGACAAGTTCGGGGTAAATTTTCGACCATTCCGATTCCCGGCGAGTCTGTTACCTTAAATGCGTCCGATCTCTTGTCCCAAGGAAAAGAGGAACAAGATAAGCTAAGGGAAGAGCTTAAGGCCGTGTTCGATGAGATGGTTTATGGTAAGCTTGCCGAGCAAAAGGCAGCTATAACCGATAATGTCAACAGAGTGAATTCTACGATTCCAGCCGGCGTGTATGTGGGGTGATAAGCAATGGCTGACAACAAGTGGTCACAACCAGCTAATCCCCCCCCTCCGCTTTTCGTTGGCAAAAAGGAGAGGGATCTTGTAAAACAAGTCAATGATGAACTTATTGAGCGCGTCATTGGCCAGCAAGTTCTTTATTATCCAATAAGCTTGGAGCATACGAACTTTCATTCTCTTTATGGTGAGGCAATAAAGAAGACTTTTCTTCCTCCTATTAGGGTTTATGCCCTTGTTGAGTGGGAAGGACACAACACGTCAACAACGAACTATGGTGTCGACCGCAGATCGAGCTTGACAGTGCATTTTCACAAGAGGAGGTTGACAGAAGATCAGGACTTGTTTGTTAGGGAGGGAGACTTCCTTCTTTATGGGTCGTTTCATTACGAAATTGTTACTTTGAATGAGCCAAGACAGATATTTGGTCAAGTTGACCACAAAATGGAGATCGCGGCTCAGTGTATTAGGGCGAGAAAGGGACTATTTGATGCCGGCTAAATTACAAGAGATACCATTTATGCCCTCAACACTGGAAACTGTTGATTATGCCATTTATAACTGGCTAAATGAGATATTAGACCTACATACTACGACGCAAGATGGGTTCGAGAAGGTACCTATCATATGGGCCGGCGCCGAACGCGCGTTTCAGGTCAAAAGAGACAGTGATTTTAGAGATCGCGACGGTACATTGATTCTTCCCATTATAACGATTGAGAGAGTTAGTGTAGTAAAGGATCTTGCCAGAAAGGGTACCGTTTTTGCTGCTATTCCGAACGTTAATGATGAAAAGGGCGGCGCAATAACAATTGCGAGAAGAATAAGGCAAGATAAAACCGCAAATTTCACTAACGCAGATTCCTGGAGAAAAGAGACTGGTGCCGGCCTAAACCAGAGGACATTTCCGAAAAGGGACTCCCACGGCCGACTGACTGAGAGTAAGAAGGTGGTTTATGAAACGGTTACAATACCAATCCCAGTTTATTTAGATATAAATTATTCGATAATGATCAAAACTGAATACCAGGAGCAAATGAATGATCTGGTTACTCCCTTCATGACGAGAACGGGAGGGGTTAATTATTTTGTTGCAAAACACGATGGTCATCGTTTTGAGACCTTTATTGATGCGGATTTTTCGCAGAACAACAACCTGTCATCGATGGAAACAGAGCACAGATTATATGAAACCGGCGTTAACATTAGAACCCTTGGGTATGTTATCGGCGCCGGCAAAAACCAGGAACGCCCCAAGATTGTCGTTCGCGAGAATGCCGTTGAAGTCAAAATGCCCCGAGAGAAGGTTATATACGGCGAAATCCCAGAACATATTGATAAAAGAGGATTTTACAGAGAGTAATTCTTTTGAACTATCAATATACTATTTATTAGAGACAAATACCATTTACTAACAAGGAGACACCAGCACATGTCAATTTCAAAATATAAGTTCGTATCACCAGGAGTTTTCATTAGGGAAATCGACCGGTCACGACTTCCAGTTCCTAGTGAGGTTCGAGGCCCAGTGATTATTGGTCGAACCGAACGGGGCCCTAGTATGAGGCCTGTTAAGGTTACTTCCTTTTCTGATTATATTGAAATGTTTGGAGACACTGTGCCTGGTGGTACTGGAGGCGACGCTTGGAGAAATGGCAATTATTCTTCTCCTATGTTTGCCACTTATGCTGCCGAAGCTTGGTTGAGAAATGGACAGACGGCTACTATTGTTCGTCTTTTGGGAGCACAGCACCCAAATCTTACCGCCGGTTCGGGCGAGGCAGGATGGGGTAGCTATAGCCGCGCGTCACATCGTGGCGGCGGTGCGTATGGGTTGTTCTTGATTGACTCCGGTTCAGCAAATGATGCAGGGTCCAGAGCGCTTCGGACCGAGCCCGGCGAGACTGGCTCATTGGCAGCTGTGTGGTATTTCCCGAATGAAACGCACTCTATTATGCTCTCCGGCACCCTTCGCGGCGCGGATACAGTACTGTCAGGCGCCGCCACTATGATTAGCCCAACCACTGGTCGGGATGAGTATACCGCGGTGATTTTGAATGATTCAACTGAGGAAGAGAAATTTAGTTTTAATTTTGATCCGAACAGTTCAAAGTTTATTAGAAAGGTTTTCAACACCAACCCAATTATGACCAACGGCACTTTGATTCCCGGCGCCAGTTCGACGACGGGAAGTTTGAGAAAATATTGGTTGGGACATTCATTTGAGGGCCCCGCAACAACTAAGGCCACCGACACCACCGAGCAAGCCCCGTCTAGCTCTGCGACTTACGGTATTATTTTAGGCTTGGGTAATACAACTAGCGGGATCGTTGATGACTGGTCTGCTTTCAAGAAGGATTCTGCAGCCGCAAAGTCTGGCTGGGTTATATCTCAAGATCTGAGAGGGTCTACCTACACAAGTTTCGACTCCAAAACCACCAATCAAGTTGAGAAATTGTTCCAGTTTCATTCGCTTGACTTGGGAGAGTGGGCCAATAGAAGCATTAAGGTCTCTATCATCAATATTAGCGCATCCCCTAACGAGGATGTCGATCCATATGGGACCTTTGACGTAATAGTTCGCAGATCCCATGATTCGGACAATAGGGTGGAAATCTTAGAGCAATATAACAATTGTAATTTAAACCCAAGTTCGCCAAACTATCTTGCCAGAAAGGTTGGGGATGTGTATACACAATGGGATGGTGTGGAGAGAAGGTTCCGGCTTTATGGAGATTACCCGAACGTTTCTAAGTTTATCAGAGTTGAAATGAATTTAGACGCTGTTGATTCCAGATATCTTCCGTTTGGGTTTTGGGGCCCCTATCGCCCCATGGCCTTTACGATTGGCCATAAAGAGATCGGATCCAGCTGGCATACACAAACTGGTTCAATTGTTGGTAATGCAACATTTGCAACCACTGCCTCGATTGCATCCCCTCCAACTGGAGGCATGGATTTGAATTTGGGT